AATCCGGGGGATATATAACATTTCCGGCGGCTACGACTTACACCGAAGGACGCTACAGGTACGTTATTACTGATTCTACAGGAGTTATATCCGAGGCAGGATACTTCTATATGCTTCCAGGGCTTTCTTCAGGCGACGGGCGAACTAAAAATCAAAAGATACTCGACCTTATAGACGGCGTTCTTGAGGGCAGGGCGGATAAAAACCAGCTTTCTGTTGCCGTTGGCGACAAGTCAATCAGATACATTTCACATGATGAGCTTCTCAATCTTCGCAGTCATTACGCCGATATCGTTGACGACGAAATGGCCGCGCTTCAGGGAATAAATAACCAGTCATATTATGCGAGGTTTACCAATTCATGATTAACAAATTCTTTTCAAAGATTTTCGGACAGCGGAGATTTTCGGCGGCGCGTGTTGACAGGACGACAAACGATTGGGCGTTGTCCCCGATAAAAACAAACGAAGATATAAAAACACACCTTGAAGTATTGCGCTTGAGAAGCCGCGATTTATCAAAAAATAACTCCGATTACAGAAAATGGCTTTCGATGCGCCGTAAAAATATTTTCGGCGACCACGGAATACAGCTACGCATGAAAGTGCGCAATGAGGATGGCTCTCAGGATAAAGTTGCAAATGCGATAATCGAGGAGCAGTGGAAAAGCTGGGGCAAATTTTACGGCGGAGCGGTATCTGTTGACGGGCGGCATTCGTGGGATTCCTTTTGCGCGCTTGTTGACAGGACTATGGCTATTGACGGAGAGGTTATTGTCAGGATAATTCCGGGCTTTGGGGCATGGAATTTTTCACTGCAATTAATTGATTCCGCGCTGTTAGATATCGGATACAATATCAAAAAATCAAGCTATCAGAATGAAATTGTAATGGGCGTTGAGCGCGACGAATGGGGCCGCCGTGTCGCTTATCATTTCTTGCAGGACGTTGATGCTTGGGGTACGGCTTCAAGCAGGATAAAAATCCCGGCTTCTGAAATACTGCATTTATTCCGCGAGGAGTTTGTCGGACAGGCGAGGGGCTTCCCTATGGCCAGCGCGGCCATTCTTGATATGAATATGTCGCAGGGATACAGGGAAGCGGAGCTTATAGCGGCGCGCGTTTCTGCTTGCCAGATGGGTGTTTGGGAAAAACCTGCAAATGCCACCGGAAAAATGAAGTTTGATGAAAAGCAAGATGAAAAATTTTTACTTGATATGGAGCCGGGAAAATTCGTGGAAGGTCCGAGGGGCTGGGTTTTAAAACCGCTTAATCCGACCCATCCGGGGCAGAACCTGCCGGGCTTTCTCAAGGTTATAATGCGCTCTATCGCGTCCGGGCTTGACGTTTCATACAATGACTTCGCGAACGACCTTGAGGGCGTGAATTTTTCAAGCTTGAGGGCTGGGACATTGTCAGAGCGCGACGGCTGGAAAATGGACCAGTCATTTTATATTGAGCATTTTTGTAAACCCGTTTTTGCCGAATGGCTTTCAAATTTTCTTGTCCTTGGAAAAACATTCCTGCCTTTATCGAAATTTGACAAATTCAACAAGCCGTTTTTCATGCCGCGCCGCTGGGACTGGGTGGACCCGTTGAAGGATATCAAGGCGCATGGCGAGGCCATAAATATGAAGATTGCCGCTCCGCAGGAAGTTATCGAAGCCGCCGGACGAGACCCGGAAGAGGTTATTGAAATGATTCAGGAATGGCAGGAAATGCTAAAGGTGGCAGGGATAAAAATTTCAACTTCTGTTGACAAATCCAATAAAGATAAAGAGGAGAATTTAGAAGATGACGACGAAGATGAAAACTAAATATTCAAATGGCAAGCCGGAGAAGCTTCGCCGCTCTTTGCAGATAGACCAAAAGCGGACTGTTGACGAGGCAAAGCGGACAATAGTTATGCCTGTTTCTTCAGAGCTTGCGGTCGAGCGCTGGTTCGGAATGGAAATACTTGTTCACGAACCCGGAGCGATAGACCTTTCAAGAATGAATGACGGCGCGGCCGTCATGGCAGACCATGACTGGCAGGAACAAATCGGCGTCGTTGAAAAAGCGTGGATTGCGGAAGATAAACGCCTTTGGGCTGAATTGCGCTTTTCCAAAAATAAAAAGGCCGATGAAGTCTGGACTGACATTGTTGACGGGATACGCCGCAACGTTTCAATAGGCTACAAGGTTTTCAAAAGGGAGCTTCTTGAGGTTGAAAACAAATCAGGACAGGAACTCGATACTTACAGGATTACTCGATGGATGCCTTACGAGGTTTCCATCGTTGCCGTGCCTGCCGACCCTAATGTCGGGGTAGGCCGTTCGCTGAATGAATCAGGCGACGCAAACGGGGATATGGACGGCGGCGATGAAAAGGACGGGGGTGAAAATCGAAAAGAATATGAAGCAGAAAAAAACAAAAAAGAAAGTGAGTTAAATATGACTCCTGAAGAAATTGCAAAGATGAAAGAGGAAGCCCGCAAGGAAGCGGAGCTTGTTATTCGTGAGCAGGTGAAAAAGGAAACGGAACAGGAACATGCAAGGACTTCTGAAATCCGCGCCATCGGCGAAAAATGCGGAATGAAAGACGAAGCCGAACGCGCTGTATCTGAAAAGATGAGCGTTGACGCTTTCCGCAAAATCGCGCTTGATGCTCAGGTTGCGAGCCGCTCCATACAGGCAAGCAAAATCGGAATGAGCGAAAAAGAAATCAGACAGTTCAGCTTTACCCGCGCCATACTTTCACAGGTAAGGGACAGCGGCGTAAAAGCCGATTTTGAAAAAGAGTGTTCCGACGCTTTTGCCAAAAAGACAGGAAAAGAAGCGCGCGGTATATTCGTGCCGCCCGACGTTGTCCTTGACGGTGCAGAACGTACTTTCAATCAGACGACCGGAGCAGGTTCCAATCTGATAGCTACACAGCTTCGCCCCGATATGTTCATCGACATACTCAGGAACAAGTCCGTGCTGGCGCAGGCTGGCGCATTCATGATGCCCGGACTCGTTGGAAACGTCGCTATACCGAGGCAGACAGGCGCAATGACAGCGTACTGGTTCAACGCTGAATCAGCCGGAATAACGGCGGCTTCAAACGTAACGATAGACCAGGTTACAATGTCGCCTAAAACAGTCGGTTCCTATGGCGATATTTCCCGTTCGCTCCTTAAGCAGTCCACACCCGCCGCAGAGCAGATTGTCAGGAATGACATAGCGGCGGTTGTCGCTCTGGCAATAGACCTTGCCGGGCTTAAAGGGACGGCATCCGGCGGACAGCCGCGCGGCATAACCCTTACATCCGGCATCAATTCCGGCAACTGGGATACCGCGAACACTCCGACATGGGCAAAACTCGTTGCCATGGAAACGGCGGTCGACCTTGCCAATGCTCTTGACGGAAATTTCGTTTACGTCATGGGCGCAGGGCTTCGCGGTTCATGCAAAACGACTGTCAAGGCCACCGGGCAGATGGGCTGGCTTATGGACGAAAGCGGCAGAGTGAACAGCTATCCGGTGCTTAACAGCAATCAGATGGCAGCCGGAGAGTGCATATTCGGACGCTTCGCGGACTTGATTGTCGCAATGTGGGGCGGCCTCGACTTGCAGGTTAACCCGTACATTGAAGCCCTCGAAAAGGCTGGCGCGATACGCGTTACCGCATTGCAGGATGTGGACGTAGCGGTAAGGAGGCCGAAATCCTTCACGTTCTACGATAACCCCTCAGCGACCTAATCGGGCTTGAGTGAATACAGGGGCGGCGGCATCTAAGGCCCCGCCCCTTTTTCTTTAATTTTGAAAGGGAGCGGAATGAGATTTTTGGTAAAAAACGAAATCAGGATAGACGGGAAACACCGCCGGGCTGGCGAGATTATAGAGCTTGATTATCTACCTCCGATTTTGGCAAATGATTTTGAGCTTTTGAAAGATGAAAAAAAGCCCGAAAAGACGATAAAAATAATCCACGAAAACAAGCCTCCGCTATGGCGTATTGGGCTTTTTGTTACTGGTAATTGTAACATGAATTGCGCTCATTGTTCACAGGCCGAATACAGGGCAAATCACGGAGACATGGATTTTTCAGTCGTGGAAAGAGTTTGTGCTTCAGTCAAAAACAGTG